ATACAAGGTCCGGCAGTCGTTTGCGGCCAAGTGCATCGATTATCGAGGACTATACCAGGGTAACAGTTGAGCGGCGAGGTGTTTTGCCGCACGCAACCGGGACGTTATAACCCGGCACATATTGGGAGACTGATACGATGACATGGTCAGGAACTACTACGTTTATTGACAATTTTGATCGGGCGCAGGCATTGACCACGACGCCAGGGCAGAACGGCTGGACAATTGCCGACACATCGTCAGCAGGCACGCCGACATATCTTTGCGCTACCGAGGACGGCGGAAAAATGGTCCTCACTCTTGCCAATGACACCGAAGTTGAAAACGTCTGCATGTTTCACAACGACGTGTTGATGTATGACGCCGCCCGTATCCACAATTTCTGGTATGTGGCAAAAGTCGCTTCAATTTCTGCAACAACAACGCTTGTCATGGGTTTGGGGTCCGCGCGCAACGACGCCCCCGATAGCGTGGCAGAGTCGATTTGGTTCCGCATGGAGGGCAGTGCATCAACGTCCGCACTCGTGTTTGAATGGGATGATGCCACAAATACCGCGAATGATCAGGCAACCGGAACGACGCTTGCCGCTACGTATAAACGGTTATTCGTGGACATGAATGATCTGACGGACGTAAAAGCGTACATTGACGGCGCGCGTATTTTGGCCAGTACGTCGATCGAGATGGACGATATTACGAGCGGCCAGAACTTGCAGCCGATCGTGCAGATTCAGAAAACAAGCAGTGCGGGTACTCCCGCAGTGCACATTGCCCAGTTCGGGATTACTTATACTTGGTCCTACTGATCCTATCATCATCCCTGTGTGGGGCCGGTCGGTCCGCTGTCCGGCCGGTCCCTTTTTGTTGAGCGACCATGGCACTTTCCGATTTACTTGCGAGCGATCGAGCTAAACTGTTCAGCACGTCCGATTTCGCGGAAACGGTCACGTACACCGCACCGGACGGGACGACTACTGCATTGACGGTAGTGCTGCTGAGCGAATACACCGAGGATGTGGAGCGGTTGGGTATAATCACACGCAAGCGGCTGCGTGGTTGCGTGGTAAATCGGTCCGAATTGGACACGATCAATCAGCAGGCGACGATCACGGTCGGGGAAACCGAATATGCGATCAACCGCGTAATGAGCGAGGACGATTACGTGACCGTGCTGGAGTTGGCGCGGCATGAGTTGCAGGAACAGGCTCGGCCAGGTTACAGGCGGCAGACATGACCACAACTGCATCAGGCCCGATCAGCACAACGGAGGCATTGCTCAAAACGACGCTTTCCGGGCTGGCTGCGTTTCAAGCGTGGGTGGGTGCCGCAGATGCTGCCGGCGCGCTGGATCACATCTACCTGGAAGCATTGCCGCCTGGATTGCTGAAGGGCGCGATGGGGGAACCGGGGGCAAGCGATTTGGGCTGCGATGGGTTGTCCCATTTGTCAGGACGCTTTTCAATATCATCCGCACCGGGGTCCGCATGTCGCCTTTTGGCACGGCCAATCTTGTGACCGGGGCCATGAAAGGTCTTTACGGGGTCAAAAACGGGCGACCCTTCTATTCCTCATACGCCAACGGAAACGGAAAGTTCATCCAACATACCGCCGAACAGATACTGGCGTGGACAATCGCCGCCATGATGTTCGGAATGGTTGAGGGCGACGAGGACGACGAGGACAAGCCGATCCTTATCACGGGTTCGCGCCCGTGGTCGCAGTCCATGAGGGGCAAGGTCCAGTTGCAAAACCGTCTGGGCATGGGTCCGTACACTATTCGCCTGAAGCTGGGCGGCAAGGCACACCACTTCCAGTACGGGCGATACGAACCCCCGTCAACCGTCATAGGGATAACCGCCGACGCCATCCGCACCATCAAGCAGGCCCCCAAAATGGAGGGCGGCGAATTCCTTTCCTCGTTTCTTGGAACGGTTGCCGAACAGGTGGAATCCAAGAATTTCGCAAAGGGCATCAGCGATATTCTGGACCTGATACGCGACCCACAACGCAATGCCGGACGCTTTCTCCCGGAATTCGTTTCCAGCTTTGTTCCGAACATCCTTCGCCAGCCCATTCGGGTAATGGACCCGGTTGTTCGTGAGACATCAAAGGAAACCGCGGCAAAGGACCTTCCCGGGCGGATGCTGGAGACGACCAAGGAAGGCATTTTGCCGACCTCCCGCGCGCCCGCGATAGACCTGTGGGGCAACGTGGTCAAAAAGGAGGGCACGGCGCTTTCACGATTGGCAATTCCGCAGCGCGCCGGCAAGTCACCCGAAATCAACCGCGTGGACCAGCTTCTGCTTAACTGGATACAGCAGAACCCGGGACAGGCAAACAAGGTTCCCCAGGAACCGAGAAGGAGTTTTCAGATCGACGGGGAGACGTATTACATGAATGACGAGGAGTACACCGAATACACGCAAAAGGCTGGCAAGCTCGCGTTTGCCCGGTTGCGCCGGACTCCGCTCAATATCGACAACCCGAACGAGGACGACATTGACAAGGTGCGGAAGGCCCTCGAATCCGCAAGGGCGACCGCGCGCAACGCGATCAAGCGCCGCAAGCGCCGGGAACTTTCAACAACGCGTTAACCCTGAAAAACCGCTAATCAAAGGATACAAACCATGATGCACACAGAAAAAGCCGCCGTTAAGTCTGAAGAACAACAACACCGGGACGCCCCGATAGAGCGCCTGAAGTCGGAAGCCAAGGAGAAGGCCCCATGCCCGGATCTGGTCAAAGCAATCAAGCACCACGTTGCCGAGGAACTGGCCTATCAAATCGTCAACGCAATCGAACTTGAGGCCCGCCGCCGCGCGGGGAATCTGCATATCGGGTGCATTGTTTTCGACGCCCCTTACGGGGAATTCCGCAAATTAAGCCCGGCACCGGAACAGCCGTCCAATCCGCCGGCGCAGCAAACACAGGAACCCACCCATGAAGACCCAGACCGACCAGCTTCTTGAAGTAACCGAACAAGTTCCATCGCCCGAAAACCCGGAGGCGACCAACCAGCCCCGGGTTCCGTTCCAAGGCAGCCTGAAGCTCTCATGGGAGCAGGAAGACCGCATGATTGAACATGCGATGAAGCGCCTTGACGACCTTGAAAAGGAACTCGGGCGCAACATCACCAAGAGCGCGGACTGGTTTCGCAACATCGAGCAGGCCCGCGACGGAAGCGGCAGCCACCTTGGCAAGCGGGAGCGATTTGACGCGATATGGGCCAACGATGTTTCATGGCGGCCGTATATTCACGGCGGCATATACGAGAAATCCAACCTGAACGTGCCGCTTGTGCGCCGGATTGTGCGCCAGATGGTCGCCCGCGCCAACAACTACTTCTTCGGGACGGACCCGTGGTTTGTCGCGACACCAGAAGGGGTGGAGGACCGCTATCTTGCGGAAAAGATTGACCGCTATTCCAAATTCAAGCTGCGGCAAAGCAAGTCCCGCTCATCGAAGGAAAACGCGGTGGAGTTGTCTTTCATCCGCGGCGAAACCGTTATGAAGAGCGTTTACCGCCGCAAGGAGGACCTTTACGAGACGGAAGCCAGCGTTCTTGTGGACATCGAGGGCAACCCCATTACGGACTCCAGCGGCGGTTATATCTACGAGACGGACGAATTTGTGGAAGCTCCGCTAATGGATGAAATTACCGGCGAGGAAACCGGCGAGGTCGCAATGGTATTGTCCCGAGACCCGTCTGTTTACCAGCCAGAGGTCCCGCTTTACGAGACAATGACGGTGCCGCAGCGGGTGGTTCTCTTTTCGGGCGCTGAAAGCCAGCCCGTTTACTTCAAGGACTTCCTTTGCCCCTTGTCCGCCGAAAACGTGCAGGACGCCGATTGCGTGATTCATGTATATGACCAGCCCATTGTTGAGTTGATCGACCAGTACCGGCGAATGGACATGCTTGATCCGCAAAATGCCTCCGACGAGTCATTCGAGGCGACCCGGCGCGCAGTGGAGATGTTCCGGGAGCTTTCCGAGTCGGACGGCTCTCCAAAGGCCGCCCGCAACCAGGCCTCGGACTACAAGGATTCCGAAACCATTGAAAACCGCGACAACGAGGCGGACCCGGTTATTGAGGCGGCGGAATTCTACATGCGCTTTGACGCCAACCAGGATGGAATAATGGAGCACATCTTTCTTGTGCTCGACCGTAAAAGCCGCACCCCGATTTTTTATGAATACGTTGGGAACGTCACTCCGGACGGCCAGCGACCCTTTACGGTAATCCGCCCAATGGACGTTGACGGACGGTGGTACGGAGTCGGCGCCATTGAAATGTTTGAGCCGATTCAGGACGTTATTGACTTGCTGGTGAACCGGTGGAATTTCTCCCAGAGCAAATCCGGTCGCGTCACCTTCTGGAATCCGCAGGCCACCATCGAGGGGCAGGACAATCCGCACCTGAAACTCAACGACGGGCAGACCTACACCCTTGTTTCCGGGCGAAAGGCCGAAGAGGCACTTTCATACGTCACCCTGCCGGACATCAAGTACGAGTACATACAGAATATGTTCGAATTCTTCATGCAACTCGCCATGAACGAATCCGGCATCCAACACGCCAACGACGCGAACATGGTCGGCCTGGAACAGGCCAAACTTGCAACGGGCATCCGCAATATTGAAAAGAGCGGCCAGGAAATGTTCTCGCTTTTTATCAGCAAACTTGAAATCGGAGTACAGGAAACCCTTACCAAGGAGATCGACCTCGTTTTTGCCAACCTTGATGAGGAGGAAGTCTTTAATTACTTCGCCGGCGATGACGACCCGGACGAGGAAATCATAATGAGCATTTCCCCGGAAGAGGTCCGGAACCTAAGGTTTAACGTGGAGGTTCTTCTGACGCGCTACAAGGGCGAGCAGGTCCTCAATCAGGCGATGGCCGGGATCTCCGCCGTCCGGGAGTTTTATTCGCAGCCGTCCCTGCTTCAGCAGGAGAAAACGGCCCCGTTTTACCGGCTTATCATCAAGGCCCTGGACCTGAAGGTGAACGCCGAAGAGGTCATTACCCCGATTGGCCCGGTAGCCCCCGGACCCGGGATGCCCTCCCTTGATCCCGCGCAAGCCAATCAAGCGGCGCAGAACGGACCCGACAACCGCCCGCCCGAAAATTTATGAGAGACACAATGAATCAGGAACGCATGACAGACCGCGAGCGATGGACACAGGACCTCGGAGACATCCAGACGCTAAGAAAAACGGATGCCTTTCGCCGGTATTTCATCCGCAGGATCATCGGAATTATGAACCAGACCACCGGTCAAATCCTTGACCCGGAAACGGGCCTTGAGGCGGTGGCTGATTTGCGGACAAAGCACAACACGCTTGCGGGGGTCCTTCAGATGATAGACCAGGACGAGGCGGCAATCCGCAAAAACCTTGAAGCACAGGAAAAAGATGCGGAAAATGAGAAGGCAGTCAGATTCCCTAGGCCGGATTGAGCTGGCTTACCTTCCACTGGTGGTCAACAAGGCAGAATTCCAGGTTCCGGGTATTTGGGTTGTTGTCCAATGAGAATGTCAGGCGGTCATAGTAATTCATCCAAACCTGATCTTCCCAAATCTCCGGCGGGTCATGATATGTGTAGGTGAGGCTCTGGTATTCGCCAACGGTTTGATCTATGGAGGGCGAACCCACCGGGTTAATATCAAATTCAATCAATTCGGTTCCGTCGCCAAGGTCGGTTGTTGTGCCCTTTGACTGCTCAATAACGTACGTCCAGCTTCCCTTTGTCGTTGAGGGGATAAGCGAGGAGCCCCGCATGTTATCAAAATACACATTACCGTCCGAGCGATATTCCACCTCGTCAATCTGGCCGAGGCTGTTGAGTTTTACGGTCTTGGTGCCGGCGCTTGATTGTGTATAATCAGTGACAAGGGGGAACTCAAACTCCGTTCCGGCGTGCAATTCCGTTGTGTCTATGTCATCCGGCCAAACGCCCTCGGTTCCTTCAATTATCGCCCCGACAAACTTGAAATGGTCGCCTCCGCGGTACTGCACATGCAAATATACGTCGTTTGCCGAGGCGTCTTCCCATTTGTCATCACGGTAGACTTCGGCCGAATTAATAGTGATGGTGCAATAACCCTGAACCACATCCGGACCCACGGTTCCATTGGGCTCCCCGCGTTGCTCCGGACTAAAGCACACCGGATGCCTGCCGTCTGTTTGAAGGTTTATTTCAACGATGCTGCCCGGGGTCAGTGATACCGTTTGCTCGTCTTCTTCGTAGTAGAAAAAAACATATTCGTATGTGTCGAAAAAGCTTTCCTCTTCCTCAACGGGCCACCCTTTCTCGATTGTAATGTTTGCTCTTACACTGAGGCCGTCCTGGTTGCTTATCTTGAGCCTTGCCCCGTGGATCTTGTCGAACTGTATCACGCCGCCCGAAGTAACGCTTTGAACAAGCCATGGCACGTTCCAGTCAATTGAAGACGCCTCCGCGTTGAACACCCCCCAGTCGTCCCGCCAATAGTTGCCCATACCTCCGGTGGGCGTCCCAAAGTCCGAGGAAACAACGCCAAAGCGCTCCCCAAGCGTCGAATTAAAGAAACGATTGTTGGTTTCACCCGCGCTGGCCTCGTTCAGGTCGTAAACGCTTTTGCATTGGTAGGTGATTTGCGATTGCCCGACATAAACCTGCTCATGCGCCTGTCTGGTATGCGGGTCCCTGTAATAACTCGGTCGCCCGACAAGCCTTGAAACCTCCGTGGTGGACCCCAGCGTCCCCTTGCTCCAGCGCACATCGTCCGGTCCCGGGTGTTCGTATGCGAAAGCCCCCGTTAGTTGGTCGCTGTCACCGGGGTCCGCCAACCCCTTGAAGTTGTTGGCCGCCGCGTCAAAAAAACTGAATCCCATCGGTGTGTTGTCCTGATACGAGCCCGGCTCCCCGTTGCGGTAGAATCGACGAATCCAGCCGTTTTCATCGAAGATGAAATAATACTCATCATTAAATACGGGCGGCTCTATTTTTGTCCCCGGGGCCTGCGGTGCCTGGCCGTACTTGTCCGGGTCGGGCATGGGGACATAAGTTGCCAGATCAAACTCCACATGCGAATTATGAAGGAAATACTGACAGTACCCCGTTAATTCGCCAAAGTAATTCTGCGGCCAATCACTTAAACCCAATTCCTCAACATAGGCGAAGTCCGATAGTTCCAGCTCGCCAACGGAGTCTTCGAGATACTGTTCCTCCGAAACCGCATACGGCCATTCGGTTGCAATCGTCTTGTAGCGCACCAGCTTGACCGTTCGGGTGTACCCCGGCCCCTGGTAGCCGTCTTCGTGATACCACACGCGGCGAAACTCGCAGTCCTGATACCACGTCTGGTAAAAGTTTCCACTGGGCTGTGCCTGCGAGACATCTATGGGCCAGCCTGTGTAATCGGGGTACGGATAGGCTCCGCTAGCCCTGGAACCGTAGGCTTTCTGTGTTTCGCCAATGTAGCTGTTTTCGGTCCCGCAATAAAACCTGAACTCGATCCAGTTGTCGTTCGGAATTGTGAGGCCCATGTTGGCCAGTTGTTTCTTGGAATCAAAAAATAACCCGTCATCAAATCCGGATGGGAAAAGGTATTTGCCGCTCAGGAGGAACTTGTGTGCCAGTATGACCGGACGCGCCTTTTCGGAGTGGTTGGAGTTGAAAATCGCGCCATCTCCGCCGATCACGGTCAGGAGCCCGTTGCTGACAACCAAATCCGGCGTCAGGCCCGGCGCGCACAATTCACCGCCGTAAAGCGTGGTGTCAATGTGGTCTTTACCGGTAACGGTCGCCATGGTTGTTTTTTCCGTCTAACCGGTGCGGTATATGGCAATCCGGTACTGGACCCGCAATTCGGTGTCCGAATAGATATGGCTGGTGATGACGTGAAATTCCAAGTTTCCGCGGCCCGTGTTCACGATCTGGGCGTCCGTGGCATAGCCCAAAAGAAAATAGGCATACTCCGGCGGCTCGTTTCCGCTGAAGTCGTTGGTTGTGTAGGATGTTGCGCTTGCCCCGGTTACGATTTCCGCTTCAGTGACCAGCCGGGCCTTGGGGTTGGACAGTTTGGCGCGGATAAAGAAGTATGTCGGCGTCCCTCCGACCGAAAAGTCCGCCGAGATATTTCCCGGGATAATCCCGTTCACAAGGCCGAACACGACCCCAACCACCCCTTCGCGCTTGAGGTACAACTTCAGGGGGCCAATATCGGGTTGCAGGTCTGTAAACCCCTGAACATCACCGAGAACGTCAAGAATCTGGCCCCCTGAGTCCTGAATGCGGACCCGGCTGTACGGTCGCAAAAACTGCCCTATTCGCTTCACCCCCATGTAAATGTCGTACATGATCCGGATATACGGCGACATTTCCTCCACCGTCACCGTTTCATCGGGCGGTTTCGTCATGGGAAGCGGGGGGCTTCCAAAAATTCGCAGGTTGGCCATAAAATATGGGTAAACACATACAGATATGGCTTACGGTTGACAAGTATTCTTCCCACGGGTAAAAATCACGCGCATGAAAGACGAGGATCAGGCGAGAGCCGATTCAGCACAGCAGGCTGGCGACGAAGGCCAGGACGTTGAATCAACACCCACCAATCAGGACGGGTCTGATTTCGACGGGGGAATTTCCAAGGAAGAACAGGAGCTTTTGGACTCCATTAAAGATCCGGGCGATTTTATGAACGCCGCCGATCAAGTGGGTCCCGAGCCAAAGAATTCCAAGGAGCCACAGGACGAAGACGACTCCGATACAACGGAGGACGAATCGGAAGAAACCGACGACGCGGACGACAGCCAGGAGGAATCCGACGACGAAAGCGGCGAGGAAACGGAAGAAACCGAGGACCCCGACGACGAAAGCGGGGAAGATTCGACCGAGGAAGAGGAAAGCGAAGAAGAGGAATCCGAGGATAACGAGGATGCGGAGGAGGAAAAGGCCCCGCAGTTCCGCAAGGAATCCACAAAACGCTTCCGCTTGCGCTCCGACAACCCGGTTGACCAGCGTGCCTTTGAGCTAAAGCGGCGCAATGCCGATTTGAGCCTCGAAGAATGCCTTGAGCGGGCAAAAAAGGAATTTGGCAAAGACAAGCAAGGCGACGACGCGGACGGACAGGAGCAATCCGGCCAGCCGCAGACCGTCAGCGAGGTTGACGCCAAGATCAAGGAACTTAAGGCCGAGAAAAAGAAGGCCTACACCGAGGATCTTGACTTTGACAAGGTTGCCGACCTCGAAGACCAGCTTGATGACCTCCTTGTTCTCCGAAGCGACTTAAAAGCCAGCGAAGGCGTTACGCAACAGCGTGAACAGCAGGAATTTGAAAGACAGGTGGAAGCATCCAAGGCAAGGGCCGTGGAACTCTACCCGTTCGCGGCCGACCCGAACAGCCCGGAAGTGGATCGCATGAACGAAATATTCGAAACCATGCGTGAAACCAACGATGATCGGCTCTATGATCCGAATCTGCCCCTAATGCTGGCCCAGATGGTTGCCAGGGAACAGGGAATCGCCCCGAAGGGACGCAAGGCCGTCCCCGCGAAAAAGGCGAAGCCCAACGATGGAAAACCCCCGAAGAAAAAGGGACTCGTCCAACCAAGCCGCGGTAATGCGCGGACAACTCCGAAATCAACCTCGGAGCAGTTGGACAAGACCATTGATAACATTTCCTCGCCGCACGACTGGGAGGCCCTAATCGGCCAAGCATAGCGTGAGCGGGGCCATCGCCACTTTGGTCGTTGTTCGATTGCTCCGGCAATCAACAACGAAACATGGCAGTACATTATAGCTCACCCAACACTGGAGACACCCTCTCCACCATGTCCCCCAATGCCGTGCGCAAGCTTTGGCAGAAAGGCGTGGACATTTTTGAACAGTCGTCCGACTTCTGGATGGAAATGGAAGGCTCCTCGAAGCGTTCTATCATCCAGACCAAGACGGACACTTCCAAAGGCAAGGGCCAGAAGATCACCTTCACGGTGCTTTCCGGCTTCTACTCCGAAGGCAAGACGGGCGAACAGCTTTTCGAGTCCTCCGACGACTTTGAGGAAGCGCTCATCAGCGATTACGAGATGGAGGTTGATTTCCTCCGTAACGCCACCCGCTGGACCGAGCGTACCGAAGAGTACATGGGGATGCGCGGCGAGCTGGTTGGCGGACTCCCTGAAGAGCTCGGCAAGTGGCTCGGTCGCATGAAGACCGAACGCCTCTTCATGATGTTCAACCACAAGGGCGACGACTCCAATTACATCTACGCCAACGGGAAGGCCAGCGAGGACGACCTCGTTTCCGCTGACGTTCTCGACTATGACGAGATTGTGACCATGGGCACCCAGATGAAGCGCCTGGGCGGCAAACCGGCCATTGCCGGGCGGATGAAGAACGGCAACCCCGTATTCCGTAACTGCGTCGTGGCGACCACGGATGCCCTGTTCTCCCTGGAAATGGACACCAATTACAAGCAGATCCTCCGGGAAGCCGGCAATCGCGGCGAGAATAACTATATCTTCGCGGGCGGTTACACGGATGTTCGCGGCCATATCATCAAGGAGTACAACCCGATTGACCATGATGGTGAAGGGGCCATTGGCAGCCCGCTCAACCCGAAGGCCGAACTCGGGGAGGCGATCACCGCCGGCAACACCGCCCCCACCATCAAGGGCGGCGGAACGGCCTCCGGTGCGGCCACCACGAAGATCAAATACTTCAAGTGGTTCCCGAACTACGCCTACGTCTTCCAGCCAAGCGACACCCTCACGGTTTCGTCCAGCCCGGATGAATTCTATATCCTGATCGTGAACCCGCCGTCAGCCACCACCGATCCGAACAAGATCGGAATGTACGCCTGCACGACCAATAACGGGAACACGCTCACGGTGACGAAGCGCTTGCGCGCCTCCGCCGTTTCCGGGACCGCCGCCGTTACCACCATTGGCGACGTGACCTGGAACACCGGTGTTTGGGCGGACAAGCACACCGATTCGCACCCCGCCGGCTCCACGATCCTGCTTTGCAACAAGAAGGGTCAGCCGATTGGGCGCACGCTCATGCTTGGCTCCGCCGCCGCAATGCGCGGGTACGGCAAGTACCGCAATCGCCGGACTGAAGACAAGCACGAAGGCGGATTCGTGAAGGACGTGTTCATCACTTCGGTGTTTGGGCAGGAACCCCGGCAGGACCGCCGCGGTCGCTGCCCCGGATTCATGCACCTCACCCACGCCGTTCAGTACGCGGGACTTCCTGTTCCGACAATTACCTGACGTATCCTGATTCGCGGAAGCTCCCGGGCACCTGAAATTTCAACTCCCTCCTAAGGTGCCCGGGGGCATTCCGCCCTTTTTTAACGCGATTCGACAACTGATGAAACGGGTGAACATACTCTGCCCGGGACCATCCTTGAAGGATGCGCACCCCGGCGAGGCGGACGTAACCATTGCGGTCAACGGGGCCATCGAGTTTCCCGAATGCGAAATCAACTGGTGGGCCGCATATGACCGCCCGGTGTTTGAGAAATTTAACGCGCGCCCGACCGACGGAATTATTGTTTCGTTTGAATACCCCAAGATCCCGCACGAATTCAGAAACCACCAAAAGCTTTATTACCACCAGTTGCCTCATCCGGAAGGTGTGGAGACCGGATACACGGTCCTTATGGCGCTTGCGGCTGCCGTGACGCATTTCAAGGCCGGCGAGGTATGCTTTTACGGGTGCGACATGGCCGGCGTTTACGACTACAACGGAAACAAGCCCGAAGCGTATGGGCGCGAGGATAATGAAACCGCGCGCGGGCAATCCAGGTGGGAAAGGGAGAAGACCGCGCTGAAGCGCTTCATCGAATTTTATGAATCAGAATACGGAGCAAGGATCAAATTTCATGGAACAAACGTGTGCAGTAAAGGTTGAATTCCTGATTTACTTTCCGAAGACGAGCCGGTACAGCCCGACGAAGGAAGGGGAATTCATACATGCGCCCGAGTACGGGGACCTGTATGTTTACGGGGGACGCCCGTTGAGTATTGATGAATTCAACGCTGCTCCCCCGGAAATATGGGAAAGGTATCGTTACTCGCAGCAACCGCGCGTCAAGGTCCTTGCTAAATCCGTACCCGCAAAACCCGGGCCGGAGCCAGAAACAGAACCGGAACCAGAGCAGGAGACGGAAACTAAGCCCGAGCCGGAGGCGAAGACGCGGAAGGCGCCGCGCAAAACGGCCCGCAAGGTGGCCCAGAGAGCACCGAGAAAGCGGGGTAGGCCAAAGAAAGCGGCGAGGGATTCAGCCACCGATAAGATTGTCGAGGAGGTCCTGAGCGACCTTGGGGGACCGGACGAATGACCACGACGCTTAAAGAGATCAAGGAGGACGTGCTCCGAAAGGTGTTCATCGAGCAGCCGGACACGGCACCCGAGAGCATCAAGACGGACGTGTTGCACGCGATTAATCAGGCGTTCCAGCTTTTGAACACAGCGGGGCACCCGTTTTGGCGTGAATCGCACAAAGACAAAACATTTTCCGGAACCGACCCGCAAACCCTTACGGGCGTCCAGCGCGTCAACAAGGTTGTCAATGCGGACGGGCGCAACCTGCTTCGCGTTAGCGATGAGCACAAGGTAAAGTTCGCCCATGAGATTTACAGCGGGCAATTGACCGCCGGGAGCGATTATTCGGCAACGGTCTATTGTGTCGCTGTGGAGATGGACGACACGACCCAGAGGGAAGTTCTGAAGCTCCATATAGGCCCACAGCCCCTTGTCGCTCAGACGGTTACAGTTTATTACCTCTCTACATTCACTCCTTATACCAAGGACCAGATCGAGCAGGAAGGGGTTATGGTTTCGGTACCGTTTGCCTACATTGAGACAATTCTTCTACCGGTCGCCCGTTACCTGATAACCCGCTGCCACTGGTTTAAGAACGACCGCCTTCTACCGCAGCTTCGCGAGGACTACCAAACGGCCATTTCAATCATGCGGGACGCAAACCCGGAACTGAAGTTCCCGGAACCCGTCGAGCAACCAACACGGGAGTCGCGTAAATCATGACAACCGCTGAATTTCTCAACCGATTGCTCAGGGCGACCAATCTGAACAGCTTCGACAAGCTGGAGGCCGACGACGCCCAGACGCTCATTGATGCCCTGAATTCGGCCATGAGCACGTATTACGGGCTAATTCCGGAGCAACACCGCAAGAACACGTTTTCCCATGCTGTATCCGCCCCAAGAGGTGTTTCGCTTGAACTGACCAACGGCAGTAAAACCATTGGCGGGACATCGCCGCTTTCCGATTCAGACAAGTGGAAAACCGTTCGCATCACCGGGGACGACAAGTGGAACCGGATTCAGTCCACAACCGAACTTCTGGACGCCTACGGGGGCGAATCGGGAACGGTTGCGGCAACGTTGTATTCGGATGTCATTCTTCTAAGCGGTGTGCTGGTCGAGCGCATGACCAGCGATCCAAGGCTGGATACCGGCGAAGTCCTGTTCCACGATGAGTCCCTTCGGGAATTCCGCTATGCCTACGGGTCGCCCTATGCGGTGCGCGAGGTTTACGGGATGGACTCAAACCGCCAGATAGGACGACCGCGCCGATACTGGATGGACATGATTGCCAACCGCAACACAGAGGCGATTGAACCCACGGGCGTTGTGGTGTTGGACCCGCTTCCGGACGCCGCCTATACGGCCCGCTTTGAAGCCCTTGTGTTTCCGCTTCGATACGGGTTGGATATTATTACCAGCCCGCAAACCCTCCCGGTTCCGCAATCGCATATCGAGGTCGGGCTGATCCCGCTTGCCCTTGAGTTTCTGGCGGAATCCGGGATGCCCACGAAAATGCCCATGGAAATGGTCTTCAACCGGGCGATCAAGGCCCGCAATTACATTGAAACCCGCCCGGCGTACATTGGTGTGCCGCACAACATTGAAGGGACGCCCCCCGGGTGGTGATTGAAGCATGAAGGTACTCAAGGACGAACTGGGCAACGCGCTTGCGGAAGCCATTAAGCAGATCAACGACGGACTGCGGACATCGCAGAACCGCGGGCTTGTTGTTCAGATGCCCGAATTTCTGGATGTGTCGGTGGATATGATCCACACCCCGAATCACGTTGATCGGATTCAGACCGTTGCCAATGCGTCAGCGCAGGATGTGACGGAGGATGACGCCGCCCAGGATACCGACACACAGGACCCGTACACGGATACCGAGGTTGGAGGAAGCGGGACGGAGACCACCACCACCGGCACGCGGCGCGATACAGAGGTCCGGGACGCCGGAACAGAAACAACCACTGTTGGACAGCGCGACGACCAGGAAACCGTTGGGTCCGGGCGGGAAGTTACAAACGCGGGACCCCGGGTGGATGAGGAAACCATAGGTTCAGGATTTGACAGAACCGTTGCGGGAGCGCGCCGCGACACCGACACCCTTGGCGAGGCCGTTGAAGGAACGCTTTCCGGAGAGCGCACGGATACGGACTATATTGCGGAGGTCGTTGAAACCACCCACAATGAGGAGCGGACCGAGAACGAGGAAATTGGCGCCGGCAGCGAAACCACAACCCAGGACCCGCGCACGGACGAGGAAACCATTGGCGCTGGCACCGAGACGACAAACGCGGGCCAGCGTACGGATACGGACACACGCGGCGCGGGCACCGAGACAACAAGCGCGGGTCAGCGCATAGACGTTGAAGAGGCGGACGCCTACGAGGAAAACACCACCCAGGGCGGCAGGACCGACACCGAGGAACAGCCGGAAACAACGGAATCCGAAACGAGGAACACCGGGGAAAAGACCCAGCAAATTTACACGGCCAACCAGATACAGGAAGCCGACATCACCTCCATATTGCAGGGCCAGACAACGACCAATTATTACAAAGACGAGGATGGAAACCAGATCGCTCCATAATATTTCATGGCAACTTATTACTTAGTCAAAAGGTACGAAAACAGCGGAATTGAAGAGCCGACGAGAACCGTAAAGTATTCGGGTTCTCCTGTCCTTCAGACCGAGCGCACGGATGCGGCCACCGAGGACCGGGTTTCCCGGACCACCGCCGCGCGCACGATCACGCGTAACATCGGCCAGCAGAACACAACGCGCAGCACCGACGCGCGAACAACCACGCGCACAGTCGGAGCGCAGGATACCACCCGCACAACGTCGTCACAGACCGACACACGCACGGTTGGCGCACAGGAAACCACGCGCACGACTGACCAGAGGAAAAACACCCGCTTGGTTGGGCAGCAGAAATCGGAAACCACCAGCGCAAAGCGAAACAATACGCGCACCGTCGAGCCCTACAGGGTCACGCGCAGAACGGACCCGCATAAAAACACGCGCAAGGTTGGCGAACAGTACACCAAGCAAACGACTGAGCAACGGGTAAACCACCGCGATATTGGCCTTCAGGAAACGAAGCAATACGCCGGTGAGCGCAAGAACCTGCGAAATGTCGGCACGCAGGAAACCGTCCGCACGACCAACGAGCAAACCAACCTCAGGACGACGGGGGCGCAGGTAACGACCCGGGAGAGCGACGGAATTTCAACCACCCGCGACATTGGACCCCAGATCACGACCCGGGAGAGCGACGGAATAACGACCACCCGCAACGGCGGCGAACGCAGGACCGTTCGCAGTATCGGGGCACGCACGCGAACACAAAACCTTGGTGCGCGCACTCAGACCACCAGCGCGACTGAGGACATTGGGATCACGCTGGCGTTTCGCCTGGAAATAATGACGAGACAACCCCTTGAACTATCAGCCTAACAAAGGACCACAAAATGATTATCACCACAAACGACACGCACGAATTCGACCAGCCATGGAGCGGCGGACCCGGAAAGTTCTCGGTCGGCGGCACCCTGGACAGCGCAACCGCAAAGCTGGCCTATTATGACGACGGAAACTGGATTCCGTTTGGTGACAATGCCACTTTCACTGAGGCGGGTGGATGCCGGTTTGACGCCAATGCGAAGGACCGGCTTGCGGTCATTACCTCGGGAGGCGGGGCCAGCATGAGCATCAACGCGAGCGTGAAACCGCTGACGAACGTAAGTAACTGACCGACATGAAGCAATTGGCGAGCAGTCTGGCGCAATCACTGGCGCAATCACTGGCAAATGCGCTTACGGGCATTTCCTCCGGGCCGGCTCTTGCGGCTGTCTTTAATTATTTTCGGCCGGGTGGAACCAATATCTACTACCGGCCCGACGGAACCTCAATCTACAAACGACCATGAGCGACGATTTTACAGTATCAATCGCAGTTGACGACCTGCTTCAGGCGGCAAGTCAGGCCGAAATTAAAAGTGCGGCCGGATTAGGAAACGCGGACAATACGTCCGACGCGAATAAACCCGTTTCCACCGCTCAACAAGCGCTTGTGGATTCAAGGATGGGCCAGATTAAAGCCGACAACCTGGACGCCAACGGTGTTACCGTAAATTTCAGCGCAAGCGGCCCTGACCTCCCGGAAAACGCGTATATCGAGAACGTGATTGTTCGCGACGCCACCAGCGGCGAGGTCGTGGACCCGTCTTATTATTCCGTGATTCGCAGTGACGACCTTGCCGGAACCACGACTGTGGATTTGGACAGCGAGCCGGACGACCCCGCCAAACGATGGCTCAAAATCGAGGGAAATTCAACCAGCCTGCTTGATGACGTGGATGTCATTGTGCGGTACTTCATTCAAGCGTAAGCAGGAGGGCAGGAGACATGGCCGGCAGCATGGTAAAAGCGCGTGGAGGGGTGACCAAGTTCGGGTATCGGCCCGGATCGCATCCCCTGATGAAACAGCATCCGGCAACAGCGGCCTATATGTTGAAGCAGGCGAATTACGGGAACCAACTTGTCGCCCTTCAGCGCCGTCACTCGGATGACGCGGAAAATGATTTAAGTTGGAAGGGGATTGCACGCGGGGCGCATGTGAGCTGGGCCGGTGCCTCCTCCGCCTCCGTCGTCACGCTCTACGACCAATCGGGCAACGGCTACCACGCGACGCAATCGA